TAAGCGTCGCATCGATTCTAGACTGGCTTCATGGAAGCAGCAGGATGGTACTGTAATGGCGAGTTCTGTCATCGGAAAGTACGAATTGAGAGATTTAGAACGTGTTCTTGCCGAGAAAGCTCGTACTTTTTCTGATGACTCATTTGAAACACTAGTTATTGGAAAGATGTTTTCTCATGAATTGTCAGAACAAGTGATGAAAGCATCTGAGGATTTAACTTTACCAATATTTTGCGGTGAAGATGTCTTATTGTTATGGAAGCAATTGTACAAGAAGTTAAGCAAATTTGATATTTTCTGGGATACTGATTTTTCGGCTTGGGATTCAAGACTTTGGTCGCAACTCATTCTAGCTTGGTATGAAATAAGATACAATCTATTAACGCTTGAAGAACAGACCCCAGAGAATAAGAACGCGATCCTTTCGATGGCCAGGGAAGTTACCGAAACCTTCATGGTGTTGGATACGGGTGAAGTGTTTAAAAAGTTCCACGGGAATAAATCAGGGCAGCCCAACACTTTCCTTGACAATAGTATGTGTAATTTGCTAGCATATTACTATTTGGTTTTTCTTCATTTTGAAGATCAAGCGCTTGAAGTGCTTGATCAAACGTTCCCTGTAGTCTGTGGGGATGATCTTACCATAGCTTCTACTGAACGGTATCGTCCTTGGTTAGACTCATTGACTGCACGATATCGAAAAGACTTGAATTTTGAGCCTGATTCAACTGGAGTAAAGAATTCATTGTTAGACGTAAACTTTATATCAGCTCAGTTTCTTGTTGAAGAAAACCATGTTTTGCTGGCTAGAGACCCCAACAAAATATTCTCAACTTTATTTTTCTCAGATACAGAAGATTCATTAGTCATAAGAATAATGAAGATTGATGCAGCCATATCAAACTTGATGCCGTATCCTGAGTTAATTAAAATCTTGCTGCACATCCGAAAGGATGAAGTAGCTCGATATAAAGGCGAAAATCTCGCCAATCCAAATTTTTTACTGTACAACCCTCCCGATTTTTATGAAATGAAGGAGAGATGTCCCCTTTAATCCTTAGTGAATTCTTAAATTTTAAAAGCTAAGGATCAAAGAGATGGCCGAAATCATTGTACCTGCCGTCGGTTCAGCTGCTGCTGCCGTCGCAAAATTTGGATTTGATAAGCTCAAAGAAGCTTATGAGTCATCACAACAGCAACCATCACGTAAGCAACGTAATCCGTCTAGAACTACGCGTTCTAGGGGTCGTGGTGGTCGCCCAGCGTCTCAACCCAGAGTGCAAGCCACTCCCAAGCCAAAAGCACAAAAGAAGAAAGCTACTAAAATCGAGAATTCACCAGTCATGTACAGCTCACAATCAAGTTCGTTTCATCGTGAAATGGCATCCTCTGGTCCGTTCAAAAATCGATATAACAAATCTCATACTAGCGTTGGAGAATTCCAACTTGGTACAGTAGATACTTTGGCTTTGAATGTTGCAAAAGGTGAAAACTTGGCTCTCTTCACCGTTAACCCCACCTTCTACAAAGGTTCCAGGCTTTCTTACGAGACTAAAGTTTGGCAACGTTACCATTTCGAGTATATCACAGTGAAGTATATTCCACTTGTTGGTGCTGCCGAAAATGGTGCTATTGCTATTGGTATTCAGGACAATGTCTCTCTTCCAATTCCTGGTACAGGCCAGGTTGGACTTAACATGCTCTTGAATTTCAAAGGAGCTACTGAAGGAAATGTTGGTCATCCATTCAACGTTAGACGAGAATTCCATACTCCAACACAACCCTTCCTTTGCTCACCTGTAGATGGTGCTGGCATTGAAGCCACTCTTGTCAATCAAGGTAGAATTATCGTCAAGAGTTGTGGCAATCTTGCCACCAATAAAAGTTACGGTTTTCTTAAACTTGAGTATAAAATTCATTTTTATGAAGAATCGTTCCCATACCTTACTGATCCTTACTCAGCTACTGATGTATTCCAGTTTGGCAACTATTATTCTACTAAAATCTTCCCTACAGGAGCTTATCACTATTACATTACTCCACCAGACAATGCAAAGTTTCCTGTGGATAATAATGAAGGGCAAACTTACTTCATCATCTGCAATGAAGATTTTACTTTTAGTCAGTACAATTTTTACACCCAAACCACCTACAATGTAGATGTCACTGCCGGCATGACTTTCTGGGGCTATCAAGCTGCTGGAGATGCCAACATCAGTTTTATTTGGGAAAATCAATCTGACATGAGAATTGGACCAACAGCTAGTATTTACTACACCTCATCTTACGGTCCTTTCTCTCGTAATTTCACCATCCATAGTGCCAACATTCCTGATAAATTGTTGCCACCAATTGGTGAAGAACTCTGGCAGCCTGAAGTGCATGCAGCATTCGAAGGTTATAAGAAAAATCTAATGCCAGGGATTGATAAGAAGCTTTTTGTGTCTTTTAAAGCTTCCGACTTATTTAAAAAGTTGAAAACACGTCTGGATAAAGAATCCGCAGACATCGTAGAAGACCCGAGCCCAGAAGTCAGCAAGCCAAAGAGCATTGCTGAGGCTGACTTTAAATTGTTTTAATAAAGTCAGCTTGTTTTATTAGCTCGCTAC